CACTCATCGGGAACTATCACGTTGAGTGGTACACCCTGTATCGCAAAGCTGTGCAGGCTCTCGGTACGGATGATCAAAACACGATCGACGACTGGATCCGCAAGCAGTACAATCGCATCATGGGGCTGGAGGATATCGTAGCTGTGGATTCGCACAACGCCCTCGGCGACGTCCCACAACACTCCGCCGAGGGCCCAACTTTATTGGGGAGGCTTACAGATGCCTGAAGGAAAGGTGCCGCTGGATATCGCTCTTCGATCAGAAGAGGTGGGTCGACAGCGCATGGAGGAGTTCGTCTCGGCGTTCACCAACCCCGTGCGTACAGTCTTGGGCAGACCGCCCAAAGAACGTCCTTACCAGGGAGGCCGAAGGATGCCGCCTGACGTCGTTCGTGCGGAAGCGTACCAGATGACAGAGATGCTCAACGCTGGCTACGACTTCGACACAGCAAGTCAGACCTGGAGGAATCCCAACGCCCCGGAGGGGGCCAGGGTGTTGGATGCTCGGGAAGATCTGGGCATGGTCTTTCGAAACCTCGAACAAAAAGGCAGTCTTCCTGAGGGTGTGGACGCTCGGTCGATGGTGGGGCAGCTACGGGTAGCAGAGGAAAAGAGGGTCAATCCTGATGAACTCTACCAAGTGTTGATGCAGAAGGAGTACGGGACGATCCTCGGAAAGCTGAAGATGTAGCATGGCAAAGATGACATCGGTCGGGCCGGCCCGGACCAACGAAGAGATCGCCAACCGCATCGTCCACCGTATGGGGCAGCTGAAGACGTGGCGCAGCCCCTGGGAGGAGCTGTGGCAAGAGGTCGCTGACTTTGTCCAGCCCCGGAGGTCGCACCAGGAGACGGACGACACCCGAGGCCAGATGCTTGGCGAGAACATCTTCGACGGGTCGCCGGGATCCGCAGCGCAGATGCTGGCTGATGGCATGGAGGGCTACTACGTCAGCCCCTCCTTCGAATGGATCGCCCTGCACATGGAGGATCCCACCCTCGAGCAGATCCCTGGTGTCCGTAAATGGCTTGAGCTTGTTCAGGAGCATCTGTACTCTGTCCTGCGCCGCAGTAACTTCTATCAGTCGATGAGCGAGTATTTCCTGGACGCCTGTACGATCGGGACGGCCACGATCTACTCGGAGGAAGATCTCCAGACAGGCAAGATCAACTTCAGCTGCCGGCATCCCTGGGAAGTGTATATTGCAGAGGATCGCTTCAATAAGGTGGATACACACTTCCGTGAGTTCCGCATGACCGGTCGTGCCATCGAGCAGCAGTTCCCCGATGACGTGCCCGAGGCGATCAAACGGGCGAACGAGACCACACCGGATGAGCGCTACAATATCATCCATGCTTGCTTTCCTGCCACAGACAGGATGATCCAGGCTCCCGGTCGTGGCTTCCCTATGTTGAGCATGTACGTGCTGCCGGCCAGCAAGAGGGCCAACAAGTGGCCGGATAGGCTGATCCGGGAGGGCGGCTATCGCATGTCTCCGTATCAGACCTGGAGGTGGAGGACAAACTCAAATGAAATCTATGGACGGTCTCCGGCAGCGGATGCGATCCATGATATTAAGATGGCTAATCAAATCGGTCGCACGATGCTCAAAGCTGCCCAACGATCCGTCGAGGGACCGTACAACGTCCCGTCGTCCCTGCGGGGGCAAGTCCGGTTGGGGCCGCTCGGGCTGAACTACTACAAGGATCCCAATCAGATCATCACGCCAATCCAGGCGAACTCCAACTATCCCCTGGGTATCGACCAACAGGAGAGGACTCGTCAAATCATCGAGCAACGGTTCTACGCCGATCTCTGGCTGCTGCTTTCCAGGGCTGATCGGCAGATGACAGCTCGAGAGGTCATCGAGAAACAGGGAGAGAAAGCGGCGCTGCTGGGTACTGTCATCGGGCGGCTGGACTCTGAGTGTCTGGATCCGCTCATCGACCGTGTTCTGGATATCGAGTTCGAGGCGGGCAGACTGCCTCCAATACCACCGGCTCTCATCATGGCTGGGGGGGCAGGCCTTCGACTTGAGTACCTGGGACCACTGGCACAGGCCCAGCGGCGTCTATTCAAGACCCAGGGCCCTCTGCAGGCCCTCGAGGCCGGCCTCCCGCTGGCCCAGGCGGATCCCACTGTTCTGGATTACGTCGACCTGGGTAAAGCTTTCCAGATCATCATGCAGGAGCTGGGCATGCCCGAGGATGCCATGAGAAGCGACCAGGAGGTGGCCAGGATCCGGGTGACCAGGGTCCAGCAGCAACAGCAGCTGCAGCAGATGGCTGCTATGGAATCCGCCGGCAAGGCGATGGGCGGGTTGAGTAAGAAGATCGAACCGGGATCGGCAGCGGATGTCATGGGACAGCTGCCTGCCGGCATGCCGGTTCCGGGGTAAACGATGGCCTGGGGCAGATGGAAGCGCTTCGTGGAGAAGCACAGGAAGAAGCAGAAGGAGAAGCCGGATCTGTGGACCAACAAGTTCAAAGACCACTTGAACCTTCAGGACGAGAATCCGATCACCAGCGGAGTGTACGAGCAGGATGAGACTGGATAAGCTCGAGACCAAAGACGTGCAGCAGAGCTACCGCAACTGCTTTGCTGTCAAGCGGAACCGGGAAGTGCTGCAGCATCTCCTGTATGAGTATGGGTTGTTCCAAAGGATCCCGGAAGACACCGAAGAAGAGATGCGACATGCTGTCGCTTTACATAACCAAGCTATCCAGCTACTGTATTGGCTGGATCAGGATGAATCGGAGTTGTACGACAACTTCGTTCGAGCCTTAGATTTGCCGCCGGCTGGTCACAAGCCGGCGAAGGAGGAAACACATGAGTGACGCTGATCCGGGCCAGGGCGCAGGCTCGGGCAATCAGTCTGGCAATAACGGCCATGACTGGGTAACAGACCTGGGGCTTGAGGACGACAAAGCCAAGGAAGTTATTGGGAAGTTCAACGGTCCCAAAGAACTGGCCAAAAGCTACGTCGAACTCGAACGTAAGCTCGGAAGATCTGTCCAGCTTCCTGGTGAAGATGCCACCGAGGAACAGCGCATGGAGCTTTTCAAAAAGCTCGGAATGCCGGATAGCTTCGAGGGTTACGACCTCTCCCGGCCCCAGGATCTCCCCGAGGGCCTCGCTTATGATGAGGATTTCGAAAACGCCTTCAAGGCTGCAGCGCACAAGTCTGGCTTGACCAAGACACAGGCTCGAGGACTATACAACTGGTACAACACCAGGGTAGTCGAGCAAGTCAAGCAGGCTGGTGATAGATCAAAGCAGTCTCTTGCGAAGACGACCGAAGCCTTTCAAAAAGAGTGGGGTGACAACTACGAGAAAGAGACAACTCTGACTCGTAGAGCCGTCGAGAAGTATGGGGGCCAGGAGTTACAACAGTACCTGGATCAATCAGGGCTGGGAAATGATCCTCGTCTTATTCGTGCATTCAACAAGATTGCACACGCCGTTGGCGAAGACAGTCTTGTAGGAGGCGAGGAACCTGGGGCAACTCCAGATCGAGTACCTGGAGTCCTGAACTATCCGTCGATGAAGGGACTGAAGCCCGGAAACGACTGAAGAACCTCGGCTCCATCATTCTAAAGAAGGAGCCGTAGATGGCCACGAATGCTGTACGTGATCAGCTGACTCTTCTGGAGTTGGCGAAACGACAGTCTGACGGCAATCTTCTGGAGATCGCAGAGATCCTTGAGCAGACGAATGAGATGCTCGAGGATGCGGTCTGGTTGGAAGCAAACGGGCGTGACCACCACACGATTACGATCCGCACCAGCCTGCCATCCGGTACTTGGCGCAAGCTGAATGCCGGTGTGCCGACCGAGGCCTCCTCGACCCGACAGGTCGTTGAGGGAATCGGTATGCTGGAGTCGTACTCTCAGGTAGACACCAAACTCGTTAAACTCGCACCCAACCCCCAGGAGTTCCGTTCCCAAGAAGATCTGGCATTCGTCGAAGGGTTGTCGCAGACTCTGCAGGAAACCGTGATATACGGAGATGCAACATCGGATCCTGAGCAGTTCAACGGACTTGCCACAAGGTACAACGCTCTGTCGTTGGCCAACGTGCATAACAACGGTGGGACTGGCTCAGATCTGACATCCGTATGGATCATCCAGTGGGGTCGGACCCGTGTTCACATGATCTACCCTCGAGGTAGCAAGAGCATGGGCATCAGCGCTGACGACCTGGGCGAGGATACCGTTACTGACGGTGATGGCAATCTCTATCAGGCATATCGGACCCACTTCACAATCGACGCCGGAATGGTCGTGCGTGATGACCGCTGTGTCCAGAGATTGGCGAACATCGAAACGACGGGAGCCTCCAACATATTTGATCATACGGTTGCTATTGATGCGCTGAACCTGATGCTCCAGCGGGGCAAGGGATGCGTATTTTACGGCAACAGGACGATCATGAGCCAGATCGACAAGAACGCCGTCGACAAGACGAACGTGCAATACAACGTAGGTGAAGAGTTCGGTCGAGAGATCAACTTCTTCAGGACTCATCCAGTGAAGCTGGTTGAAAAGATCGTGGACACCGAAGATGCGGTGGTATAGGAGTAGCACATGATTATTGACGCAGTACTGGTACTGAGCGACGATCAGGCAATCACCGCAACCGCTGACTCGGAAAACATCCTGGATCTTGGCGCCGCCAATCTGGCCCTGAACGAGGGCACACCTCTCTACGCCAACGCTATCCTGACAACTGGTTTTGACACCGATACTGCCACCCTGGCAGTCGAGTTGCACAACGCCGACGTCAACCCCCCGACCACGAAGCACATGGAACTTTTTCCGGCCTTGGCTGTCAGCAATCTGACAACGGCGCAGTGGCTGTTCAGACAACCGATTGGCTTGATCAATCACGATCTGAACGGACGCTATCTGTGCTATCAGTACACTGCAAGTGCAGCCCTGACGTCGGGCGAAGTTTTTGGTTGGATAGGTTCGCACTAAGCGAGTAACCCCGGAGGGGAGAGCTTCAGGCTCCCCTCCACGTTTCCACTCATCAACCTACGGGTGTTGAGCAGGAGGATATGAACATGACAAACGCACACGGTGCGTGGGATGCCCTGGTTGGGCTGGAACAGATGGAGGTCGACACCGGCCCAGCGGCGGCTGATTTCGTGGTTGGTGATACGGTTACAGGGTCTTCCTCTGGGAAGACTTGTGTCATCGTCGCCGTCATCAGTTCCACAAACTACCTCATCAAAGACAGGGACGGAGAGTTCACCGACGGTGAAATTCTGACAGACGAATCCACCAACTCGGTGGATTGTGCTGCCGGCTATCCTGTCATCACAAACGAGAACGTCCTCGGCCTGCTGGCTGACGACACGGCTCTGCCGAAAGCCGTGCGTGAGCAGCTGGATGCGATCCTTGCTAAAGTGATCGCTGGCGGGACGAGTCGGCTCACCAGAGCTGACATGGCTGAAATAGGAGCTGCCCTGGTCCACGTCGGAGCCAAGGGTGGGCAGTACCTGACACAGGCATGATCAAGGTAATTTGCAGAACAACCTGTTGGTTCAATCGGCACCTGTACAAGGAGAATCAACGGTACACGTTCCCTGATGGAACGAAGTTGCCTCATCATTTTGAGGTGATCGAAAAACCAAAGCCGGCACCGAAAGCAGAGCCGGCACCGAAACCCAAGGCCAAGGCTAAACCAAAGGCCGAAGTCGAGGAGAACCAAGCCCCCAAGAAGGAGTAATCCATGGTCAGCGCAGAAGTAGATATCTGCAACATGGCGTTGATCCGTGTGGGGGCAAAGCGAATAATCAGCCTGGATGATGACACCAAGGCTGCACTGCTTTGCAAGCAGTACTATGAGCAGACCAGGGATGAAGTCCTGCGGGAGCATGAGTGGAACTGTGCTACCGAAAGGGCCTCCCTGGCTCGGCTCTCTGAAGCCCCTGCCTACGGGTTCGAATACGCATATCAGTTACCCGCCAGTCCCTTCTGTCTGAAGGTCATCGAAATGGAGAGCCAGGACTACTGGCCCTACAAGGTCGAGGGGCGGAAACTGCTCACAGACAACGAGGAATGCAATATCCGCTACACCAAAAAGATGGAGAATCCTGCGGAGATGGATAGCTATCTGGTGGAGTGTATCGCTCTACGGCTGGCTACGCATCTCTGTGAATCTTTGAGTGCCGACGCCAATAAGACCCAGGCCCTCCTGGGTGAATATCTGGTGGCACTTCAGAAAGCAGTCGCCCAGGACTCTGATGAGTGGAAGCAGGATGATGCAGAGGAACAGGCGGATCAAAATCCGTGGTGGGAAGACGAGGCAAGATAGGAGAGGATCATGGCAATAGCTGATGACATTAGCGTAGCTGTAAATGGAGACATCCGGTATACCGGATCTACAGCAAACTATACGGTCCTGCAGCTCCACAGGTTTTTGCAGGATCTTGCAGACGATGCCCAGGCAGTCACAACCTCAGGTGACTACATGGATATCTCATTCCCTACACCATCAGAGCGTGTATTCGATACGATCATCACACTGAACTATCCGTACAACATCGACGACACCCTGGCCGAGCATCTCTATGGTGGATCCATCCAGCAGGAAGATGTGAATGGCAACACGACCCTGTACTCTGGACTGCGGGTTGTAGGGTCGGTCAACACAGCAGCAACCCAGATCCAGATTATCCAGGATCATGCCCTCTATGATGGGGATTCTCCCTTCTGGGGAACACAGGCCACTCCATACAACGGTGGCGGCACAACCCATTTCAGGATCCTGGTGAAGAGCAGAGTAAACGGAATCGACATCGATGGTGGAAGGATCCGGATCCGGGCCGGCCACTGGGGAGACACCTACGCCTCCTTCGATGTTGAGCTGGGTGTGGGCGAGTCGGTTGGTGCTATCACCACAACGCCGGATCCGCAGAACACCACGGCCCAGGGAACGGTGCAGGGCTGGACCGGAGGAGACATTCCCACCAACGTCGAGGGTTACCAGCTCATCGACATCAACGACGGGAATGGCGATCAGCCCTACTACTCACAGTGGACTTACAACACCAACACTCTGGCCATGAAGGCGCTATGGGAATGGGCCAAAGATCTCCAGAACGTCGGGACCAGCTCGAGCCTGTACGGCATGGACGGGGATCTGTTCCGGGGCATCACGGACGAGATCGACTTCAACAACCAGACCACCAGCTTCCAGGAAGACGAGTATGTGGTGTGGGGAACCCACATCTGGTACGACGCTCTTGCCGGCGGCACATTCACCCGTGGCTACTACGTGCGATTCTCCGGCGGGAACGCTGGGAAGATCATGTACGATGACGGCGTGGACGAGTTCTACATCGCCCTGGAAGACACCTCGATCACGATCGCAGATGACGAGACCATCACCGAATACAATCCTTCGACCTGGGCCGCTTCAGGCGTGACGGCGGCTGTGGATACCGGGACTGGTGGCGGCTCTCCGATCGAGGACAACGACAAAGACGGCGGTGAGGGCTGGGTGCTGGCCATGCTGGACAGCGGAGCTACGGGGATCCTCTGGGTACAGAGAACCCATGGACAGCCGGCCAGTGACACCATGCCGTTGATCGGGATCACCTCAGGTGGTGATGGTGATGTGAACACGGCTCCTACCAATCCTACGATACCGAGCGTGTTCCTGGGATCCTACACAGGATCCTTGATCGGAGCCTTCGGTGTCGGTCTTGATCCTGACGACCTATCCTCTGGAGATACCGTGGAGGACTTGGACGGTGATACCAACTCGGCACCCAACAACGTCACCTACACAGTCAGTGGGCTGGTATCCGGCGAGGACTACCTGTTGGTTG